ATAAAACTTATGCAGAGAATTATAAAGAAGAAATGGAACAAATTGGAAGAATAGCTTTATATAAAGCTATACAATCATATGAAGAAGGTAAAGGTGCTTTTTCAACTTTTGCTAGTAATATAATTAAGAATGATATGTATACTTTTGTAACACAAGATATAAATAAATATAAAGGTATCACAGACGGTTATGTATCATCATTTGAAGAAAGTTGTGGAAATGATGATAGTGATAGAAACTTAGAAAATATATTAGGTTGTGGAGAAGAAGATTTTGATAACCTAGAATATTCAGAACTATATGATTATATATTAACTAAAGATGAAAGAATTAGAACAATTATAAAAATGGTTATGTATGGTTACACTTATCAAGAAATCGGTACAGAATTAGGAATAACAAAACAAAGAGTAGGTACTCTAATTAAAAAATTAAGAGATGATATGACAAAGAGATATGAAAAAAGTAGTAGTGATATAGCAAAACAAATAATGGAATATAAAAAAAATTAGGAGTGTGGTAATTATGAATAATATGAATAATTGGAAAAATGTTTATGCGGCACTTGAAATAGCACATATACCTTTTAAAATGTATAAAAAAGGAGATTATACAGTATTTGAATTTAAAGGTAATTTAGTTGAATTATCAGATACAGAGTGTAAAATGAATTATGTTAATACAACAGTTGAAAATGTTGCAAATAAAATAAAACAATTTTATATGACTAAATTTTAATTGTCAATATTATCATATCAAAATAAAATAATAGAAAGGTGTGATAGTATGGATTTAACTTATAAAGAGATGATGAAAAGATTAGAAGATAAACTTGAAAATGCTTTAGAAGAACTTGAAATGGCTTTTGAAAATAAAGATAAAAAAGAAATAAAGAGATTACAAGATGATATTTTAAGATTTAGATTAATGCTTTCTAAATTAACTTCAATTTATATGGAGGTGAAATAATATGGAATTTATGCTTAGTTTATTAATAATGTTAGCAAGTTATTTTTATGCAAGAGAATGTGAAGAAAGATACGGATATAAAATGGAAATGGCTAGTCCAATATTATATGGTATAGGAAGTATTTTCTTTGGTGTAATACCTATGATTTGGTTATGGATTAAGGTGTATCATTTTAGAAAATATAATTATTAAGAGAGAATTATTTCTCTCTTTTTTATTGACAAAATATAAAAACATAAGTATAATCTAAGTATAGTTAGTTAATAATAAAGATATAAAATAATTTAAAAATAATAGGAACATTTTAGTTCCTACTTGCATATATTATATTAAGTAAAAAATAAAAAATAAAAATCTAAGGGAGGATTTAATATGAGAGAATATAATGAAAAAAAATATGTGGTTATATGTTATGATGAAATAGTAGCAGAAACAGAAAAAGCTATAAAAGTTCAAGGTGTATGGCTACCTAAATCACAATTACAAGTAGTATTAAATAATCAACATTTAAATATAGATACTAAAGAAGTTAAAGAGTTTAAAGTAAAATCAGTATATTGTTTATTATTACCTTTATGGTTATACCTTAAAAATAATATGTGTGATAAAAGAGGATATAAATTAAATGAATATATGAAAGATATAAATGTAGATATGAGAACAAATGTAGAGTATGAGCCATTCATATCAGTAAGCTATCAAGATTACAAAGAAAATTATAAAAAATAGTAGGAACATTTTTCCTACTATTTGCATATCTTATATTATAAATAAAAAAATGAAAGGGGTTTGATAATATGATGAATATAAGTAGAGAAGAATTATTAGTTAAGTACGAGGAATATTTAAAATCACTTGGGAAATCTCAACAAACTATCAGAAGTTATAAAAATGCTTACAATAGATTTGTTAGAGATACAGATTTTGAATTAGAAGATATGGTTGATATTACACAAAGCTGGTGCCTAGATTATGCTAATAGTTTAAGAGAAGAAATATCAGTATCAACAATAAATAAACATACAAAACAATTAAGTAGCTTTTATCAATTCTTAAATGTAAAAGGGTATGCAAATATCAATCCATTTTTTAGATTACCTTCATTAAGCAATTGTGATAGTGAATACAAAGACAAAGTTATGACAAATGAACAAGTAAAAGCATTACTTAAAGCTAGTGACACATTTGAACAAGAGGATTGGAAAAACGGATTAAGAGATAAAACAATGATGTATTTATTAATGAATATAGGAACTAGAATAGGTGAACTAAGTAGAGTAAGAGTAGAAGATATAGATTTAGAAAATAAAAAAATTTTTATCAGAGGAAAAGGACACAATGACAATGTATCAAGATTTTCCAACTTCAATGATACAACAAAAGAACTAATTGAAAGATTAATAGCTAAAAAACCTAATAGAAAGTATTTATTTACCAACTACAAAGGAGAACAATTGAATGAACAAACAATAAGAAAAGTGTGGTATAAATGTTGTGAAATAGCTAATGTTGAAGGATTTACACCACATTCAGTTCGTCATATGATAGGAAGTACACTAGTAGCTAAGGGAGTAGATTTAAAGAAAGTTGCATTTGTACTAGGGCATAATAGTTGGAAAACTACTGAAAGATATTATGTAAGACCAAAAGAAAGTATGGCAGATATACTAGATAATATAGCAGATATATTTGAGTAGGAGAAAATTATTCTTCCTACTCTTATTGACAGAATATAAAAATATAAGTATAATAAAGGTATAAATAAAAGGAGATGATTAAATGAAAAATTTAAAACAACAAAAAAATGATATAATATTTAGAACTATTGAATATGATATGTTTGTAGCACATAAAGAAAACAGAATACAATTTGATGAAGAACCTACAAATAAAGAATATCAAAATTTAAAAAAGAGTATAAAAGAAGAAGGAGAAAATAGAAATGCAATAATTGTTAATGAATTACCAAATGGAAAGTTTTTAGTAATTAGTGGACATCATAGGGTATGGGCATGTAAAACTACTAATAGTGAATTAAGATATGTAATAGATAATGAATATACACTTGATAAAGCAATAAAATTTGAAATGACAACATCAAAAGATTGGGATAGAATAGAATTGGTTGAAAGGGGTATTAAAAACGAAGTTCCACTTTGTTTATTTGCTAATGAAATGTTAGAAAAATATCGTGATAAAATTTCAATGGCATATATTCTTAAACTAACTTTAAGATATTTAGGTAGAACAGAAAATTTTGGACGTAAATATATATCAGAAGATAATTTTTATAATAAATTAAATATGTCAGAATATATAGAATTAAAAAAAATAAAAATAGATGATAATGATAAAAAAATGACAGAAGAAATGATTAGAGGTTTTATTGAGTTTTATGGGGAAAATTCAAATGTATCAAGAACTATTGCACAAAATTTTGCAGTATGTTGGAATAGTGTAACAAAAGATAATTATGAAGTAATATTAAGAAATTGGAAAAGAATAAAAGATAAAATGTTAAAAGGTGAGGCAAATCCAAATTTAATAATATATTATAATGAATTATATAGACAGATAGGAAAAGAAAAATATGAAGATACACTAAAAGAATTGACTAGATTAAGAGTTAGACAATAATATGTATAAGAAGGAGTGATAGAGATGAACAAAGTGATTGTAAATAGATTTGAGTTAGAAGAAGGATTTGATATAAACCAAAATAAACATAAATTTATATATGTTGACTTTTATCCTAAATTTTTTAAAATGGCAAATATTGATGTAACTTTTGATGAAATAGATGAAAATTTAGATGATTATTATGTTGGTATTACATTAAGTAAAAATTTACAACAAGCAATAATGTTTATGCAATATAAAGATTGTTATTATACATTCTTTTTACAAGCAATAACTAAAGTTCCAATAAACAATCATATGGTATATGAATTTGAGCAAGTAATAGATGATTAAGTAGAGGATTAAATTCCTCTACTTTATTGTTATATTGAATATTTTATACTATAATTTATCTAGGGGTGTAATTTATGGGAATAAAATTTGAGATATTAACAGAAAATAAATCTAGCATTTTAAATTTATTAATTGATATTTTAGTACAAGCAGAAGAAAGAGGTGTACAAATTTATGAAGAAGATGAATGTGGTACTACTTAGAATTTCAACAGATAATCAAGAAACTTTATCACAAGAATTAGCTATTAATAGCTATTGTGAGCAACATAATATAATTATTGATAAGGTTATAAAAAGTGAAGGGGTAAGTGGCTTTAAAGTACCTTTAAATGCCCGAGAAGACCTAAATGAAATTAGAAATCTAGCAATTGAAGGTAAATTAGATAAGTTAATAGTTTTCAATTTGGATAGAATAGGTAGAAGATTAGAATTAGTATCTTTTTTAAATCTACTTGATGAATGTAATGTTAAGATTATATCAGTAACAGAAGGGGAATTAAATAGTGGACAAGATAGTGATTTCTTAATCAATAGTATAAAATTATGGGTTGCACAGACAGAGAGTAAGAAAACAAGTGTTAGAGTTAAAAATGGTAAACGAGCAAATTGGACAGACACTAATTATGTAAGTGGTAAAATATCTTTTGGTTATAAAATAATAGATAAGAAAATAGTTATAGATGAAACTAATGCAGAAATAGTGAGAACTATATTTGATTTATATATTAAATATGGAACTTCTAAATGTGTAGATTACCTTGATAGTTTAAATCTTAAAAATCTAAATGGTAAAAAGTATACTAGACACTCTGTTTTAGGTATGATTAAGAATAGAAGTTATCTAGGAATAAGGAAATCAATAGCTTATAATGAAGAATTTTATGTACCTTCATTAAGGATAATAGATGATTATACATTTAAGAAAGCTAATGAAGTGCTAGAAAGCAGAACAATAAGGAAAAATAAATTTGTATTTACAAATAGATGTACTGATAATAAATATGAAAGTTTATTATACCATAAGTGTTATGACGGTACTATTAATAAATTACATTCTAGTTTTACATATGCTAATGATATTAAATATAGTACAGTTGTATGCTCACATTGTAAGCATTTTAAATATCCTATAAGAAAAACATATGCTACTAAAAAACTATTTGAAGAACTTGATAAAGCTATTGATTTAAGATTAGATAGTTTATCATCAGATAAAATAGAAAGTGAATTAAAGGAAAAGAAAAGTTGTGTTATTAAAGAATTAGAGTTGCAGATAAACATAAACGAGAATAGTTTAGACGAGGATAAAAGGCTCCTAGAGGGGTTAAATCAGACACTTGATAAGATATTTAAGGGAGAACTAAAATTTGATTTACAACAGATTTTAGACAGAGTATCAGATACACAGAAAGTTATAATAGAAAAAGAAAGGGTAATTTTAGAACTAAAAACTAATTTGGAAATTGAAAAAAATAAAGTAGAAAATAAAAATAAGCTATTAGAAAGATTTAAGAATTTTAAAAACATATATGATTTAGGTACAGATGAACAAAAGAAAATGGTGTTAAGAGAATTAGTAAATAGAGTAATAATAGACGGAAATAAGAATATAACTATTGAATTAAAATATATAGAGGATTAAATTCCTCTTATATTTTTAGGGTTTATGTTGGTATATTTAAGACCATACTAGCATATACTCTTTATGGAGCATAAAATATTGACACTAATTTAAATCATATGTATAATAATATAAAAATAAGTAAATAATATGTTTGTTGATAAATAAGGGAGGTAGATACCAATGATAAATATAGAAGAATTTATAGAGTTAAAAGTAGTATCTAATAGTGCTAAGAAATCTTATTTTACATTATTCAAAAATATTTTAGAATTTGAAACATATAATAATAAAGAGGTACAGAAATGGAATAAAATAGATTGTTTAAATTTCCTAAGTAATTTAGGAAGTAAAAAATATAATACGGTTGCAGTAAAATGGAGTTTATTAAAGAAATATTTAATCTTTATAGGTAATGATATAACAATAACTAGAGAAGAATTAGAAGGGATAGAAGATAGTGTAGTTAGGTATGTATCTTGGGAAGAAGTATTTAAAGCTATTGAGATATTTGAAAATAACTTAGACAAGGCTTTAATACTTATGATTAGAAATGGTATTAAAGGAGAAGAATTTATTGAATTAAGTGAATTAAAAACAGAAAACATAAAAGGTAATTTTGTACAACTTCCTAATAGAATAGTTGAGTTAAACACAGATGTTGAAAAAGTTGTGGATAAAGCTAAGAAAGAACTAGGTTATAGAATGAATGTAAAACAAAGTGAAGAAGAAGGAAAAAGAATAGCTTATTCTTATTATAGATACAATAGTGAAAGTGAATACTTTTGGAAGAACAGACCAAATAAATTTAATCATAATGGATTAGATAGTATGAAACCTAGTGCTAGAAAAATAAAAATAAATAATCTTATCAGTAGGATAGGTAATAGTGATATTACAACTACATCTTTAACAGTATCTTATGTAGTAGACAAAATATTAGAAACAGAAAGAAGTCTAGGTATAACTTTAAGTGAAGGACAAACTAAAACCTTCATAGATAATCTAGGTATAAAGGTTAGTCTTTATACTACTTATGCAATTAAAAATAGTATGGGAAAATAATAGGAAATTTTTTTCCTATTTATTTCCCTAAAGTGTTGACGGAAAATAAAACGGTAAGTATAATAAGGTTGTAAAGATAAAAAAGGAGGGTAAGATGTATGAAAGCTATACTTTTGAGCAATAATAATATTGCAGACAATTATGCTTTTGCAATACTCAAACATATAATCAAACCTAATATGAAGGTATTATGTTTTAATTATGCGAGTGATTTAGCTTGGTTATGTACTAATCAAGACAGTATAGTTTATGGACAAGAAAGAAATAATTTGTACAAACCATTTAGAGAATTTGGTATACAAGAAGGAGATTTTATAGTTGCTTCATTTCCTAGTACTCAACAAAGTATAAGCTATATAAAGGAAAAAATTAGAATAAGTGATATCATATTTTTTAATGGTGGTAAAATGGAAAATATAAGTCTTATTCTTCAATATGCAGACTTATTAGACTACCTAGTGGAGAATAAAAAGGACAAGGTATTTATAGGTGCTAGTGCTGGAGCATTGATTTTACAAGATGAATACCACATAACACCATTTGTAGATGATTATTATAAGCATTATGCAATTAAAAAAGGATTTGGAATTGTTAGTGGAGTTTATACAATGCCACATTTCCATAACAACAGAATAAAACACAAAATAAATATGGCTCTATGTAAAATGGCTACTATGGGTAAAAGATGTTATGCTCTAGGAGAAAACGGTGGAGTTATAATTGACGAAAAGCAAAGATGTATATGTATAGGTGAAGTGTACAAAGTAAACTAAGGAGGGTTGCAGATTGACAGAGTTACCAATATTTTTAGGTTGTTGGATTGTGGGATTATCCATAATACTTCTTCCAAATGTGATAGTGCAACTATTCGGAAAAGAAATAGAAGAAGATGAAGAATAATAATTTTTGTAAAGTGTTGACGGAAAATAAAATGGTAAGTATAATAAGGATATAGAATAAGAGAAGGAGATGATAAAGTGGTAGAAAATTTAGACACAGTAATTCAGATTGTCGAAGAAATAAGAAATACAACTAGTAGTAATGACAAAGTTAGTATTTTAAGTAGAAATAAAGATAATGAGATGTTACAGAAAATACTAGTATACACTTATGATAAAAATAAAAAATTTGGTGTTACTAAGAAAAGTATTAAATTGTATAATGGTGAAAGCAAATGGAACTCGTTATTTGAAATGCTTGACGAATTAGAAAAATCAAATATTAATAATAACTTAAAGATAAATATTGGAAAGTTTATGGGTAGTTTAAAAAATGAAAAAGAATTTGATTTAGTATTAAAAGTTCTAACTAAAGATTTGAAGTGTGGGATATCATTAAAAACTATCAACAAAGCTATGGATAATTTAATATTTGATTTTCAAGTAATGAAAGCGTCATCATATGATGAAAAAAATAAAGGAACTTTTAATAATAAAGCTAGAAAACAAGGATATATGATGATGATTAAGGAGAACGGTGAAAGAGGAATTGTCATAAAAGAAAAAGGGAAAGTGATAGTTAAGTCAAGACAAGACAAATTATTTGAAGGTTTGTATGACTTAGAAAATGCTTTTGCTAGTATGCCTGATAATATGGTTTATGAAGGTGAATTGTTAGCTTTTGAACCTAATCGACAAGTGTGGGTTACTAGTGAAGACCAATTTAAATTAACAAATAAGATATTGCATACAGACGGAGTTAAGAAAGGTATTTATATAAGTCTTTTTGATATGATACCATTAGAAGACTTTAAACAAGGTAAGTGTGAGATAAAAGCTAAAGACAGAAAGTTAAGACTAAAAGAGTTTGTTGAGAATAATAATAAAGAAGAAGTCCAATTTGCAGAAATAATATATCAAGGGAAAGATGTTAATTTAATAGAAAAAGAATTAGAAAGAGTTTCTAAAAATTCTTATAAAGAAGGATTAATGGTTATTTTAAATGACTCGATTTATGAAAGCAAAAGGGTTAAACATATATTAAAATGTAAATTATGGCATACTGCCGACTTAAAAGTTATAAAATTAAAAGAGTCTGTCGAAAGACCAAATTCATTAGGAAGTTTAGTAGTTGATTACAAAGGAGAAGAACAAGGGGTAAGTGGAATTACTGACGAGTTAAAAGAATTATGGTGGAATAATCCTAATGAAATAATTGGAAAGATAATTGAAGTAAAATATAAAGCTATTACTAAAGATAGTGAAGGAAAAGAGTCTTTGCAATTTTGTGGTTTTATTAGAGTGAGAGAAGATAAGACAGAAGATGATATAAGTTATGAATAAAAAAAAGAAAAGAATAGGTGAAAGCAATTTAAATAATCAAGGTTGTTTAATGGTTATTGTAGAATATAAAAATGTTCATAACATGATAATTGAATTTCAAGATGAATACAAAGCAAGAGTTTGTGTTAAATATATAAATTTTAAAAAAGGAAATGTAAGCAACCCTTATTTTAAAAGTGTTTATAACGTTGCATTTATTGGCGAAGGAAAATATAGTAGAAAAAATACACCGAAAATATATGGTACATGGGTGCATATGCTTAGAAGATGCTATGACCCATATTGGATAAATGAACATTTAACTTATGTTAATTGTATTGTTTGCGAAGAATGGTTATGTTTACAAAATTTTGGAAAATGGTATGAAGAAAATTATTATGAAATAGAAAATGAAATAATAGATTTAGACAAAGATATACTTGTAAAAGGGAATAAAATTTATTCTCCTTCTACTTGTATATTTTCTCCACAAAATATTAATAAGTTATTCTTAACCAATAAAAGTCGTAGAGGTATTTATCCTATTGGTTGTGATGAACGTCAAAATAAAATAAGAGTTAGATGTCTTACAATTAATGGTTCTAAGCACTTAGGTTATTTTCCTCTTAATAAACCATTCCAAGCCTTCACTTGTTATAAAAATTTTAAAGAAAAATATATTAAAGAAGTAGCAGATGAATATAAAAATTTAATTCCAATAGAATTATATAATGCTATGTATGAATGGAGAGTGGAGATAAATGATTAATAATAAAATAAATAAAAAAAGTTTATTCCTTTGTGGACATCAATGGTGTCGAGAATTAGTAGAGCAATATAAAGATATAGATTATCAAACTCAATTTTCTTTATGTATGAAAGAACTTATGCGACAAAAGAAAGCTAATGAACACAATTTATTTTAGGCAAATTTAAACCCAAAATTGAATTTTAAAATTGAAAAACAAATTGGGAATTTTAAAAATTAAAATTAATTTTAGATTTTTGTTGACGGAAGATAAAAAGTTTAGTATAATAAAGGTGTAAGATAAAATAAAGGAAAGGTAGTGATAAATGTGTTAGATTTAAACTACAATACTTTAAAAGAAGACTTACTTGAAGATGATTTTTTTAGTATATTAACAGAAGAAGAAATAGATGAATTATTAAATGAATTAGAAGAGGGAGAGATGTAATATGTTTAATGATTATAGTATAATAAATTCTAACAGATATAAAGATGTAATGCCTAAAAATGCTTGTAAAGTAGGAGTTATAGGTAAGAAAATGTATGTTGTTTGTTTGAGCATAGAACGAGTTACAACAACAGAAGGAGTAAATGAAACTGAAACAATGGTAGTTCATAATTTAAAAACATTTGCTAATGAAGAAATAGAACGTGTAGAAGGAGATTTAGCAAGAAGAATATTTAATAAAATGTTATTCTATTAATAAGGATTTGATATAATGGCAGAGGTAGGAAAAATAAACTATAATAATTTTGGTAGTAAAATGGAAATTATAGCTTGTAGAAATAGTCGTGATATTGATATTTATTTTGAAGAATATGATTGTATTGTTAAAATTAATAGTTATAGTCAATTTGAAAAAGGAACAGTAAAATGTCCTTTTGAAAAAAGAACTTGTGGAGTTGGATATTTAGGAGAAGGTGTCTATACAACTAGAATAAATGGGGAATTAACACATAGATATAAAACATGGAGTTCTATGATAAATAGGTGTTATAATCCTTATAGATTAAATGAATTTCCAACATATATAAATGTAATAGTTGAAGAATATTTATTAAATTTTCAAAATTATGGAAAATGGTATGATGAAAATTATTATGAATGTAATGGGGAACTAATGCATTTAGATAAAGATATATTAAGCAGAGTATATGGATTGAATAATAAAATTTATTCAAGAGAAACAATGATATTTGTGCCACAAAGAATAAATTATTTATTTACAAAGTCAGATGCATTAAGAGGAGATTTACCTATTGGAGTTACTCAAAAGGGTAACAAATATAGTGTTTGTTCTATTAATAAAAAATATTTTGGCTTGTATGATAATCCATTTGACGCATTTGAAGTATATAAAAGAGAAAAAGAAAGTTATATTAAAGAAGTAGCAGACCAATATAGAGATTTTATTCCACAAAAGTTATATGATGCTTTATATTTATATGAAGTAAAAATAAATGATTAATTTTTTTTAAAAAGTATTGACAGAATATAAAATGGCAAGTATAATAAAGATATAAATAAAAAAATACAAAAAAAGAAAGGTAAAGGTGTATAGATATGGCAAATTTAGAAAATAACAATATAAAAGTTGGAGGATATTTAATAGCAAAAACTATAACATTAGGTAAAACTAGTACAGGAAATGAGTATATTTCAGCTAGATTAACTTTACAAGTTGGAGAAAATGACGGAGAAAGAGTGGATTTAGAGGCATTTGCTAATAAATTAACAAGTTCAGGACAACCAAATAAAATATATCAAAGTTTAATGACAGTAAACGAAGAATATAAATCACTTGATAGTCAATTTTGTGATAAGAGAATGAGAAAAGACGCACAACCAGTTAAACACGAAAGTACAACTGTTGCAACTAAAGAAGAAGTTGATTTTGTATATGCAAATAAAGGAGTTAAATTAACTAACAATAGATATATGAGTAATGGAGAATTAGTAACAACTTTCAGATTAACTACAAACTTTTTCAATAGAGCTAAAGAGGGAGCAACTAGAGAACCTTATATAGAAGGAACTTTAAGAGGGGTTTGTGCAAGTGACGCACAAAGATTATATGATAGTGATGAAGAAGTTGTAGGTTTAAAATTAGAATTTTATGTACCAGAATTTAGAAATGGTTACACAAATAGAATGGGAGAAGAAATACCTGATAGTGTAGCGGTAGAAAAATTTGATTTATTCCTAAGAGATTTAGAAATGGAAGGTGCTTTAGAATATTGTGAAGAAGAATTTGTTAAAGGTGTTGTATGTGAAATAGGTGTTCAACCTATGTTAAGAATAGAACAAGAAACTAAAAAAGTAGATAAAAAAGAAAAAAGAGGATTTGGTAATGTGCCAACATTTGAACCTTCAACTAAATTAGTTAAAGAAATAAAACTAATAGGTGGATTTGTAATGGACGAAAGTGAATATGAAGGTGACCCTGCATTTGACTTTAATGCAATAGGTGAAGGAGTTCAAGCATTAAATAAAAAAATAGAAGAACTTAAAGAAAACGAAGGAAAAGTTGTTGAAACTGCTCCAAGAGGATTTGGTGCTAAGAAAAGTGGAAGTGGAATGAACTTACCATTCTAGTTAAAATAAATAGGGAGATTAATTTCTCCCTAAACTATTGACAATATATAAAAAGATAAGTATAATAAAGATATAAATAAAATAAATTCAATGAATGGAGAGATGAATATATGGCAAAATTTAGTTTAGATAGTCTTAAAAAAATGAAAGAAGAAAATAGCAAAAAGAAAGTAAGTGTAGATTTAAGAAATTATAATATGATATTATATGGAACACCTGATGCTGGGAAAACTACATTAGCAAGTGCATTGTTTGAAGGACAACATATATTATTAGCTTGTGAATATGGTAGTTCGGCATCATTATGTTCAAATGATGTACCAGTTTCTTCTTACAAAGACTTATTAGAGGTAACTAGGGTATTAGCTACAAAAGAAGCATATGAAGAATTTGGTGGTGTATGTATAATAGATACATTAACAAGATTAGGAGAGATAATAACAAGTCATATATTAAATAAATATAATAAAGATTTTATGTCAGATGTTAAAAGTTTTAATGGTGGGTATGCTTTAATAGATAAATTATATAGTGAATTATTCTCACCAATGAAAGCAGTAGGTTGGAGTTTTGTTTATATTTGCCATAGTGATGAAGAAGAATTAATAGATGAAACAGGTAAAAGTTATATAAGATATGATTTACAAACTAATAAACGTTTAGCTAAGATAGTATCAAAAGAATGTCAATTATGTTGGTTTATAAATAAAGTTGGTACTAAAGACGGTCAAAGAAGAACATTAGTAACTAATGAAAGTATGTATAATTTTGGTAAAAATAAAGTATCAATTGCAGAAGATATTCCATTATTTATACCATTAGCTAATAATGAGAGAGAGTCTGCTAAATTAGTTAAAGACGCATTTGTTAAGGCTTGTGAAGGATATGGAAAAGATAGAGTAACTAATGAAATAGGTAAATCATCAGTCGAGGCATTTGCAGATGTTGTTAGAGATATAGAAGAAGTTAAAAAAGAAATGATAGAATATGGTGGATTATTAAGTGAAATAGGATTAAGAGAACAGGCAATCGACATAATGAACAGGGCATTAGGAACTGATTATAATGGAGAACAAAGAACTCTTGATGTAGCAACACAAGAAAATGTCGAAGCATTAGAGATAGGTATATTAAATATGAAAGAATTATATGAAAAATATAATAAATAATGTTGACAGAATATAAAAATATAAGTATAATAAAGGTATAAATAAAATAAGAAGTGGATATAATTAAAGTATCCACTTCTTTTATAAAAAAATATAATTATCTTGTAACATAATATAAAATTTAGCATATAATATACTATGCAGATGAAAATAAGGGGTGGTTGAAATGTTAAGTCTACTTATAAATAAGTTTAAAAAATTATTAACAGTATTATTATTAGGTGCATTATTACTTAGCAATACAACTGTATCAGAAAGTATAGGAGGTGTTAAAGAGTATATAAAATATACAATAGGTGGATATGAAATGCAAACAACATTAGATGAAGAAATACCAAGTTGGGCAATAAGAAAAGCACAAGTGGTAATAAGAGTAGGTGAATATGAAAATAAGCCAGGAAAACGAGTTTATTTACACAATATAGGATTACATTTTAAAGATATACCTACTGATATAAAAATACACAAAGATAATGACGGTGCTTATATACATGAATATGATTTAAATAAAAAAATATCAAAAAGAATATATGAAGAAATGAAAGCGAGAGGTATCAAAGTTGTATATCAAGACACTTATAGTAAATCACAAGATTTAAATGCAGCAGGCAGAATAGCTAATGAACAAAATGCAAATGTTTATTTATCAATACACACAAATTATTATAATAGCAATTCAAAAGGTTTTTTTATAATGAGTAATCAAGGAAATCAAATGGCAAGAAATATAGCAGATAGACTTAGTAGTTCAATAGAAAATAACGGTATGATACCAAGACGAGATGCATTATTAAATAACGGAAGAATAGGAGAAATGAATGTTATAAACGGAAGTACAGTAGCACTTTTAGCAGAATTAGGTTTTTATTCAAATCCAAATGAATTAAAATATTTAATGTCAGATAAATATGCTAATTATGTGGCTAATCATTTAGCAGATGAAATGGTAAAAGTTTTAAATGTTTATTGGAAAAAATATTAAATAACTATTGACAGAATATAAAAAGTTAAGTATAATAAAGATATACAAATAAAGGGGAGGTTGGTAATATGAGTATAAATAGAGGTATGAGAAGAAATAATGGAGAATTTATTAGAAGAATAATAATAACTACTGCGATAGGTGTTTTAGTTATATTAGCTACATTAATTTATAATCAAAATAATAAAATAAAACAATTAGAAACCGACTTATATTTAAAACAACAAGTACAAGAAAAGGCAACAGATACTACTATATCATTAATAAATGTTAAAACAATTCAAGAAAAATTTAATGAACTAAAAAGTTATAGTGTATTAAAAAACTCAAAAGTAAATATGACACATACTTATATATTTGAAGAAGATAGTTTTTTAGGATTAAAGAAAAGAGCAACTTTAAAAGGAAGTGCCAACTTAGTATATAGCTATGATGTTTATTTCTCAAATGCTACTGTAACACAAGATAATAATGGTACTATAACTGTTGAAATAGATAAACCTACATTAGATATGGATAGTGTTCATTATGAAAATGATACATTACTGTGGCAACAAAATGATTACAATTTATTATGTGGTGAAAAAGAGGGAGAAAAAGTAACTAAATATTTCCTTGAAACTTTTGTTGAAGTAGGTAGAGAGAAAATAAAAGATATGTATACTGACAAAGATATGAATGAACAACTAAATAGAATAGCTGTTTTAGAAGTTCAAGAGTTAATACAAGGATTAAATTTAAATGATTGTACAGTTGTTGTTAAATTAAGATAATAAGGAAGGTGTTAATGTGAGAAGTGAAATAGAGATAAGAATGATAGATAAGTTCTTAGAAATAAGAGGTAAACACGGAAACTCGGTTTGGGCAATAAGGGAATTAAAATGGTTAGTATTTAATAAATATAAAGAACAGTTTTGGGCATTATCAGAAGAAGACCAATGGGAAGTGAGAAGTGTATTTGGTGGCTTGGAAAAGGTTCACGGTAAATAGGTAGGAGAAATCCTACCTTTCTTTTTATTTTATTATCTTGTTGACAAAAGATAAAAATATAAGTATAATAAAGATATAGAATAAGAAAGGAGAATAAATATGCTAGAACAAGGAAAGAGTTATAAGATATTAGCAGAAATTTATGATGAAGAAAATCAATTAGTATTATTAGTAGTAGAAAATAAATATGGTAGAGTAATGCAAGTAAGAAAAAATGTATTGGAACAATGGAACTAAAGGAAGTGATAAATAACATATGGCTAAAGTTACCTGTAAAATTTGTGGTCAAAAGATAGAAAAGGAAAGTGCTTATTGTATAACTAAAATAAATGAAAATACAGGAAAGAAAACTAATAGTTATTATTGTTCAGAAGAAGAATATTTAGAAGATAAAGAGAAAAAAGAATTATGGAAAAAGGTATTAGTAGCCGTTGATGATATATTAGGTTATACTTGTATATCAAAGATGAAGGTGAATATGATAAAAGAGATTGAGGAACATTATAGCAGAAAACAATTGTATAATTGTTTGATTAATAATGCAAATGAAATTAAAAGATATTTAGATGAAAAAGGTATATATGAAGAATATGGAAAGTTAGCATATATATTTGCTTGTGTTAAGAATAAAATAAAAGATGATAGTAACAATATAAGTGTTAATACATCATATGGTGTTTCAATGGATTATGAAGAAGAAACAGAAGAACAATTACAAAAGAGATTAGAAAAAATGAAAGAAAAGAAAGAAAATAATATAAGTTTATTAGATATTATAAAAATGTTTGATAAAAATAAAAAGTAGGTGAGAGTATTGGACGAAAGAGCATTAAACGAAAGTTTGGTATTATCGTGTATTTATAAAGACTTAACTTTAATTAATGAAGTAAACGAAGATTATTTTAGTATAGATAAAACTATTTTCTTTTATAATTTAGCTAAAGAAGTAAGTAAAACAATGAAAGAAATAGATAAATTTGCACTTGTAACTTGGTGTAGTTCAAATGGATTAAGTAGTATGTTTGAAGATTATAACGGATATGAAAGTGTTGATAATTTATTAAAAATGGATAGTTCTTTAGAAAATTTTAATGGATATGTGGATACTTTAAGAAAGCATATTATTGTAAGTCAAGCTAAAGAATTAAATTTTGATTTAAATAAAAAGTATAAAGTGGACGAGGCTGAGATAGTTCCAATGGAAATATTACCTTATGTAAGTTCTACACAATTTGGGGGTATAATTCAATCAATTATATTGCAAAATATAGGTATGAATGTATTAGAAGAAAATGATAAACTTGAAAGTTTGCATTATACTGATGAAGAAATAGCTAAAAAAGAAAGTGGAGAAATGGAAGATACTGCTCCATTTGATATTACTGTAACGTTTAAAGATGTTGACACAGGTGAAGATAGATACATTCAATCCTTTAAAATGTTAAACAATGAACTTAATGGTATATGTAGAAAAAATGGTGTAATGTTTATAGGTGCTAGTAGTGGTAGTGGTAAATCAACTGTAACATTACAAATGGTATTAGGTTTAGTTGAAAGTGGAGAAAAAGTGTTATTTATATCGAATGAACAGGTATCAAAATATTTCAAAGATTTATTAATGGCATTTGTATGTATAAATATTTTTAGATGTTTTACAATAAGTAGAAAGAAAATAAGTAAATGGACTTTAAGTGAAGATGAAAAACAAGTATTTTTTAAAGCTAATGAATTTATAAAAGAAAAGTATGAAGGTAAATTAACGTTTTGGGCGATGAATGAATTTGATTTTAACAAAATATCAAATAGAATGTTAAAATTAAAAATGACAGAAGGTTATAGATATTTAGTACTTGATACATTTAAACCAACAAACTTAGAAAGTAATGTAACAAATGAATATGTTCAATTATCAAGGGATTTAGATACATTTGGAAGAAAGCACGATATAGGAATAATGTGTCCAATACAATTATTAAGTGCAACTGATAAACTTTCTTATTTAACAGCATCACAAATAACAAACTCCAAGCAGATAAAAGAGATAGCAAGTAAAATATTATTATTTAGAAAGTGTAGAAATAGTGTAGAACTTAATCCTGAAAATAAAAGTTTCTTTTTAAAACCTTATGTATGGACAAAAGACCCTATAAACGGAAGATATATTAAAAAATATTTAAAAATAATTGATAGCACTAAGCCTTCTGAAAAGAAATTTGAATTTGATAGAGATTGTATAGATATAAGTAAAAGATATTTAGTATTTTTTATTGATAAAAACCGTAGTGGTGAAGATAGTATAGTGTATTTATATCAATTGGACGGAAATAGTGGAAGATTAATGGAAAGAGGTATATGTGAAAATGTAAGTACAGGTGTATTAATGCAATAAAAAGGAGGTGGTATTAATGTCTGAACTAATTAAAATGTGGTCAGACGGTTGACTTGGTGGTTGTAGAGGAAACGGAAAAGAAGAAAATATAGGTGCATATGCTTTTTATTTAGAGTATTGGGTAGACAATAAGTTAATTCATACTAAAATAGACGGAGATATTAGTTATACTACTACTAATAATATAGAGGAATTAAGAGGTTGTATTGAAGGTTTAAAGGCTATTAAGAATAAATCAATTAAATTAGAAGTACATTTAGATAGTGCCTATGTTCTTAATGGTATAACTCAATGGATAAATGGTTGGTTAAAAAACGGTTGGAAGAATAGTAAAAAACAAGATGTGGCTAATAAAGAATTATGGCTTGAATTATTAAATGAAAAGAATAAATTTTCAGATATTGAATTTATTAAAGTTAAAGGTCATAGTGGTGAAGTTGGTAATGAAAAAGTTGACGAATGGTTAAATGCTATTATGGATACACCTTTTTAAAAAAAATATTAAAAACTGGTTGACATAATATAAAAGGATAAGTATAATAAAGGTATAAATAAAGAAAGGAGAAAAAAGATATGAAAAATAAAACTGTTGTCTTCAAGAAAATAGGAGAAATAGAACGAGGATTTTATGCAGAAATATTATTCAATTATGGAAGTCCTATAAAATATCCATATTGCAAAGGATATTACCTAAACTTAACACCTTGTACAGTAATATTAGATGAAAACGGTAAAGAAAAAATAGAAAAAGATACAAAGTTCAAAGGTTCTGAATTATTATTTGAAATAGCAGAACCAAGTAATGAAAGATTTACAGTTGCAGAAAGTGTTGCAGATATGTATTTAGATAGTTTAGTTATGAAAATAATACAAAATGAAATAGACGAAAAAAGAAAAATAGATAATGTAACAAAGAAAATAGAAGGTGCTAAATTAGATTTAGAAATAAGTATGGATTATGCGAAGGAGGAGATGAATGAAATGAGAGGTATGAGAAATAATAATAATGATGGAAATAATAAAAGTACTGATGGAGGAAGTTACACAAAGAGTAAATATTATACAAAACCGTTACCTGTAACTTTTGATGAAATAGCAGGATTAGACACAGTTAAACAAGAAATATTTGAAAGTATAGATTTAATAAAAAATAGAGAGAAATATGAAACAATAGGTGTTACATCAAGTCTTAATAATATATTATTAAGTGGTGAAAGTGGAAACGGTAAAACAATGTTAGTTAAAGCAATAGCAACAGAACTAGGTTATCCTGTATTCCAAATGTCAGGTGATGCTAGTGAAAAATATGTAGGTATGACAAAGAAAAACATAGAGCAACTATTCAATGATGCTAGAAAGTGTGAACAAGCAATAGTATTTATTGATGAAGCAGAGGTCATAGCTAAGAAACGTAGTGGTGAAGAAAACAATTCAGAACGTGAAAGTGGAACTGCCGAACTATTAGCACAACTTGACGGTTTCAAAACTTCAAAAGATTTAATAGTAATACTTGCAACTAACCTACCAGATGCTTTAGATGATGCAGTATTAACAAGAATGACAAAGAAAATCCATATAAGTAACCCAGATTTTGCAACAAGATTAGGTATATTAAAAATAAATGCTAAGAAAATGAAAACAGAAGAAAACTTAAATTTAGAAAAGATAGCTAGAAATTTAAGTGGATTTAGTGGTAGAACAATAGGTGCTATCCTTAATAGAGCCGGTATGTTAGCAGTAAGAAAAGGAAAAGAAAAAATAGGTAATGAAGAATTAGAAGAGGCATTTGAAAGAGAAGTTGCTGGTTTAAAATCAAGCACAAAGAAATTAAATGAACACGAAAAACAAGTTGTATCATACCATGAAATAGGTCATGCAGTAACTAGTTATTTATTAAAATCAGAAAAAATACAAAAGATATCAATAGTGCCAAGAACTGGCTCAACATTAGGATATGTTTTATATGCTAATGAAGATGAAGATGATAAATTCTTAAAAACTAAAGAAGAATTTTTAAATGATATAGTTGTAAGCCTTGCGGGTAGAGCAAGTGAAGAATTAATATTTGGAAAAGTTACAGGTGGTTGCTCAAATGATTTAGAAAAAGCAACTAGAATAGCAGAAAATATGATAACTAGAATGGGTATGTATGAGGATTTTGGTTTAAAATCAATAGATAGAAAAGATATGTTTATGAGAGAAAAAATATTAAACAAAGTTGATGAAGTTTTAAATGAATGTTATGAAAAAGCTAAAGAAGTTTTAGTTATAAATAGAGTTTTAATAGATGAATTAGCTAAAGTTTTAATGGATAAAGAAGAAATGAATTTAGAAGATTTTGAAGAAGTTGTTTCAGAGATAGGAGCAATCATATAAGCTAAGGCTTATATGATTTTGCTCAATATAATTGACGGGAGGTGTAAACATTTTAAGTGCAAATGAATTGAAAAGTAGATTAACACTTTCAATGATTGTTGAAATGGTAGAGTATTTAGGTGGAGAATTTAATACTCAAATGGAAACAGAAGAAAAAATGGTAATGAACACTTCCCTTTGTCATCAAGGAAGTTCTTGGAAGTGTGATTTATTTAAGGACACTTTATATTTTCATTGTTATTCAAATTGTGGAAGTTTTTCAATATTAGATTTAGTACAAGAAGTTATGAATTTTGAAACGTTGCAAGACTCAATAGATTTTATAGCAGATTTTTTTAATATATCAACTACACCAAAAGGTTTTGGTAGAAAAAATAGACCGATAATTGAAAGACCAAAACCTATAAAAAAAGAAATAAATTTAGATGAAGTATTAGATGAATATGATGATTATATATTAAATACATTTAGCACTTATAAACCTATTGAATGGATATATGAAGGTATTACAGAAGAAACAATGGAATTATTTGATATATTGTTTGATGTAGATACTTTTGGAATAATTATACCACATTATGATATTGACGGAAGATTAATAGGGATTAGAGAACGTAATTTAAGTGAACATCAATTAGCTAGAAAACGTAAGTATATTCCATATACAAATAATAGAAGTAGAATAACATACAAACATCAACTTGGAAAAAATATATATGGTATTAATATAAACAAACAAGCTATTGAAAAGTCTAAGAAAGTAATGTTATTTGAAAGTGAAAAGTCCGTTTTAAAAATGAACTCTTATTTTGGAATTAATAGTTCATTAGCTTTAGGAGGGTCTTCTGTATCAGAATTTCAATTGCATATATTAAGAAAATTAGGAGTAGAAGATATTTATGTATGTTTTGATAAAGAAGAAGATGTGGATGGAAAATGGAATAAAAAAATGAATAAGATATATCAAAAGATAATTGAGTGGAATTTTAATTGTTATATAGTTGAAGACACAGAAGATTTAATAGATTATAAAGATAGTCCTATTGATAGAGGTTGTGAAATTTTTTTAGAATTATTAAATAATGCAAGAAAACTTGAAAATACTATTGACAGAATATAAAAATATAAGTATAATAAAGGTATAAATAAAATAAATAAAAGAAAGGATTTGGTATTATGAAATCAATGTTAGTTAAATATTTAAAAGAAAACGGAGTAAGAAGAATACAAGGGAAAAAAGTAGAATTATATAATATGTATGAATTAGTATATTATGTAGACTTAGTTAAAAAAGGTGAAATAGTTAAATAGATATTGAAACTCAATTATCATGGGTGGTACACATTTTTCTTATAAAGGAGAGATAATTGAGAATATGGATTATAAGATATTGCAAGAAGAAACTTTTGGAAAAACATTAAAACAGATAAGTTTAATTAATAGGGAACTCACAAATCAAGATGTTGAGTTCCTTTTAAATCCTACATCAGAGTATGTTGAAAATCCATTTAAACTTAAAAATATGGCAGAAGGTATAAAGTTGTTTATGGAAGAATTAGATAAGGAAAGTAAAATGGGATTAGTCGTAGATAGTGATGTTGACGGTTTTACTTCAAGTGCTTTAATGTATTTATTTTTAATAAGAGAGTGTCAAATGCCAAAAGAAAAAATAAAAATATTACATCACGAAAAGAAAACACATGGATTATCAGATGAAAAATTATTTAAGGAAATTAAAAAATCAGATGTTGATTTCCTAATTATACCAGATGCAGGAACTAATGACATTGAACAATTAAAAGATTTAATGAAATTAGGTAAAAAAATATTAATACTTGACCACCACCAACAAAATGATAAAGAACAAAATACTATATTTTCAGACCAAAATGGAAATTTATTAGGTGTAATTATTAATAATCAATTAGATGAATATAGTATGGCTCATGCTGGAGTTGGTGTAACGTATAAATTTTTAACTGCTCTTACAGAAGATGAATTGGTACACTATTTAGATTTAGTAGCTATTGGTTCAATTGCAGATAGTATGATTATTAATGATTTTGAATTGAGATATATAGTTGATAAAGGATTAAAAAATATAAATAATAAATTAGTAAAAGAATTTATGAAAGATGCAAAACTTGAAGGAAATTTAACACCAACTGATGTATCATTTAATATAGCAAATAAAATAAATGCAGTAATTCGTTTTGGAAGTGTACAAGAAAAGTCAGATTTATTTAGAGCATTAATAGAGGAAGAAGAAGAAATAGAATATACACCTAAAAAAAGTAAAAACAATCCTAATCCACAAACAGAAGTTCATACATTACAAGAAACTATGGTTAGAATGAGTAAATCAATAAAAACAAAACAAGATAATACAAAGAAAAAATGTGTTGAAAAATGTAAACAATTTGTAATGGAAAATAATTTAAATGAAAATAAAGCTATTGTAATAATAGATGAAGAAGGAACTTTAGTTGATAAAAGAATAACTGGATTAGTATGTATGAATTTAGTTGATGTATATAAGAAAAGTGTTATTTTATTATCAAAATCAAAAGATGTATACGGAGGAAGTATTAGGGGATTTGGAGTTGAAAGTTTAAAAGATATATTAGAAACTACTGAAATAGTAAAAATAATAGGACATAATAATTCTGCTGGAATTTTTGTTGAAACAAAAGATATTCCTAGATTAATTAAGAGAGTAAATAGAGCATTTGAGAATGTAGAAGTTATTCCTTCTTGTGTACTAGTAGATTGTGAAGTAGATTTAGATACATTAAGAATAAAAGAAATGGAAGAAATAGTAAAAATGAAAGCTATTTTTAATCAACATTGTCAAGCACCTAAGTTTTTAATAAAAGATTTAGTAATAGATAGCAGAAAAATTAGAAATCCTTATACAACATTATTGACTTTTGAATATAATGGAATAGAAATACAAAAACCTTATTGTTCAGGAGTATTTAAGAAATATTTATTAAAAGAAGATGAAGTTTCATTTGGTAAACCTATATTAAAACTTAATTTAATTGTTGAAATTGAATATGACAATTATAGAAAACGTCCTTGTTTTAAAATAGTAAATGCCGAAAGTGAAATAGTTAAAGATGATAAAAAGAAAAAAGATAAAAATATACCATTTTAAAGGAGAAAACAAATGTTTGTATATGTCAGTTGTAAATTCGGTGGAGATAAAAAGAGAGTAGAGTATTGTGAAAATGTAATAAAAGAGTTAATAAAAAGAGATAGAGAAAGTGGTATAAATGATAGAATTTATATATCACCTTTGCATACATTTGGTTGGTTATTTAATGATGTCCCATATGAAGAAGGATTAGATTGGTGTTTAGATTTATTAAGTAAATGTGATACAATGATAGTATTAGAAGATTTTGAAACTAGCAGAGGTTGTAATGTTGAAATTGGATATTGCAAAGCAAAAGGTATACCAATAGTATACTTAAATGATATGATATAAGGTAGGATTTTCCTACCTTTCTTTTTATCTGTTGACAAAATATAAAAATATAAGTATAATAAAGTTATAACTAAAGAAAGGAGTAGAATAAATGAATAATAAAAGATTAGGATTAATAGATTATAATAAATTTGGAAGTAAAATAAAAATTATAAAATATAATCATAGTGAAGATGTTGATATTTATTTTGAAGAATATGATTGGGTGGCAAAGAATGTTAGATATGATTATTTTAAAAATAAAACTATTGCTTGTCCTTATGAACCGAGGTTGTATAATGTGGGATATATAGGGGAAGGAAAATATTGTTATGCAAAAGATAAAAAATGTTATGCTATGTGGAGTAAAATGTTAGAAAGATGTTATAGTGAAAGATATCAAAATAAAAAACCTACTTATAAAGGTTGTGAAGTTTGTGAAGAATGGTATAATTTTCAAAATTTTGCTAAATGGTATTATGAAAATTATTATGAAATAAAAGATGAAGAAATGCATTTAGATAAAGATATATTATGTAAAGGAAATAAAATATATAGTCCACAAACTTGCATAATAGTTCCAGAAAGAATTAATAGTTTATTTACCAATAGTCATAATGTAAGAGGGGAGTTACCAATAGGTTGTACTTTTGATAATGATAGAATAAGAGTAAGATGTTGTACAATAGACAAAAGACTAACTTTGGGTCATTTTCCTCTCAATAGACCTTTTCAAGCATTTACTTGTTATAAAAACTTTAAAGAAAAATATGTTAAAGAAGTAGCAGATGAATATAAAGACTTAATTCCAATAGAACTATATAATGCTATGTATGAATGGAGAGTGGATATAAATGATTAATAGATATAATAATTATCATAAACATACAATGTATAGTAATATTAAGAGTTTAGATGTTGTAACAAAACCAAAAGAATATATAGAAAGAGCAATAGAATTGGACGGAGAAAATGCCATTTATTTTACAACAGAACATGGATATCAAGGAAATATTTTTGAAGCATTTACTTTATGTAGCGAAGTTTGTGTTGAATGTACAAAAGAACAAGGGAAATATATCAAAGCGAATAGTGATAAATGTCCTCATGGAAATAAATTTAAAGGTATCAAGATGTTGGCTGGTTCTGAACTTTATTACGTAGAAGATAGAAAAGAAAGAGATAATTCAAATTACCACTTAGTTATGATAGCTAAAAATAAAGAAGGATTTAAAGATTTAAATAGAATATTATCATATAGTAATATAGACGGAATATATTATAAGAATAGAATAGACAATGAACTTTTATTTAGTGTTAATCCAAACAATGTTATTATTACGACTGCATGTGTTGCAGGAAGATTAAAAAATGACGAAGGATTAGAAGAATGGGTTATTAAAATGAAAAATTATTTTGGAAATAATTTTTATTTTGAAGTTCAAAATCATAATGAACAAATACAAAAAGAATTAAATAAAAAAGTATTATATTTAAGTGAGAAATATAATATAGAAATAATACATGGGAATGACTCTCATTATATAAAACCAAATGATGCAATTTATAGAGAATTATTTTTAAAAGCGAAGGGAATTGTATATAAAGAAGAAACAAATTTTGTTTTAGATTATCCTACATTTGATACGATTATAGAAAGATATAAAGAGCAAGATGTTTTGAGTATAAATGATATCAATAGAGCAATTAATAACACATTGATATTTGATGAATGTGAAGGTATTTTTTTAGATAAAGAAATAAAAATGCCTTCAATTTCAAATAATCCAAATCAAGAATTAAAAAATATTATAAATGAATGTTGGGTAGAAAATAGAGATAAAATACCACAAGAAAAATGGGGAGAATATTTAAAGGCTATCCAATATGAATTTGATATTATAGAAAAAACTCATATGGAAGATTATTTTATATTGGATTATAAAATTTGTAAAAAAGCTACAAAGGAATATAATGGTTTATTAACAAAGACAGGTAGAGGAAGTGCGGTTTCATTTTTAATAAATAAATTATTAGGGTTAACAGAAATTGATAGAATGTCTGCTCCTGTTCCATTATATCCTACACGTTTTATGAGTATAGAACGTATATTAGGTACACGTTCATTACCAGATATAGATTTAAATACAGAAGATAGAACACCTTTTATTAAAGCAACAGAAGATTTATTAGGAGAAGAAAACTGTGCATGGATACTTTCTTACAAACCTCTACAAGACTCGTCTGCCTTTAGATTATGGTGTAAAGCTAATGATATGAAGATTTCAGATTATGATGAAATTGCTAAAAATTTAGAGCAATATGAAGAAGATGAATATTGGGGTAAAATTATAAAAGACTCAAAAGTATTCAAAGGTGTTGTTGAAAGTATTTCTGAAAGTCCTTGTAGTATGTTATTGTTCAATAAAAGTGTTGCAGAAGAAATAGGATTAATAAAAACAAAAGAAAAACTTTGTTGTAATATGGACGGATATAATTGCGATGTATATAAATATTTAAAAAATGATTATTTATCAGTAACAGTTTGGTCTTTAATAAGAAAAGTTTGTGAATTAGCTAATATATCAATACCTTCAATTAATGAATTAGAAGAAAAATTAGATGAAAAAACATTTGATATATATAAAAATAAACTTACTTGCACAATAAATCAAGCAGACTCGGATTTTGCGACAGGTTTAGTTTCAAGATATGAAGTTTCAAGTGTGTCTGAAATGAGTGCATTTGTTGCAGCAATTCGTCCAGGATTTGCGTCATTATTAGATAATTTTATTGAAAGAAAACCGTATACAACAGGTGTAAAAGATTTAGACGATATCCTAAAAGACAGTTATCATTATTTAATGTACCAAGAAAGTATAATGAAATATTTAATATGGTTAGGTATAGAAGAAAGTAAAACTTATGACATAATTAAAAAGATTTCTAAAAAGAAATTTAAAGAAGAAGAATTAAAAGAATTAAAAGTACAATTAAAAGAAGGTTGGTTTAAAAATGTAGGTACTTATGAAGGATTTGATGAAACTTGGCAAGTTGTTGAAGATGCAAGTAAGTATAGTTTTAATGCATCACATTCTCTTTCATATGCTTATGATAGCTTATATGGAGCATATTTAAAATCACATTATCCATTAGAATATTATACTGTTGCTTTATCAATATATTTTGATGATTTAGATAGAACTAAAAAATTAATTAATGAATTAAAACATTTTAATATTACATTAAAACAACCAAGATTTAGATATTCAAAAGCAGAATATTTTATGGACAAAGAAAGTAATGCTATATATAAAGGTATAGCTAGTATTAAATATATGAATGAAAATGTAGCAAATGAAATGTATGCTTTAAAGGATAATGAATATAATAGTTTTATGGAATTATTAATTGATTTGTTAAATAAAACAAGTATCAATAGTAGACAATTATATATTTTAATAACATCAGATTTCTTTGAAGAATTTGGTAAATCATATAAACTTTTAAAAACAGTTGATATTTATAATGATATTTTATCAAAGAAATTAAAAAGTAAAAAAGGAGAAGTAAGTTTTAATAAAAATGGATTAGATTTACCAAAAGATTTAATAGAAAAATATGCTACTGAAAAAAGCAAAGAAGATAGATATAAACAATATAAAGTTGAAAATGCAGAAGGATTATGTAATGAATTATTAGAACAAGTACCTAATATAGAAATGTCTTCTGTTGAAAAAGTTAGAACTATATTAGA